TCGTTGAGTTCCTGCTGGGTAGCACGGATCTCCTCAGCAGTGGTCCTCTCAGATTGCCGCACAGACATCACCAGGAAGGCCTCAGAGAGGCGTTGGGTGAGTGATTGGATCATCTGGTAGGCACTGCTGAAATCAGCCTGCTTGCTGACTTGAACAGCGGTAACATCATCAGCCTTGCCTTGGATGATGGCACCATTCCCTGCTTTGGCTAGGGTGCTGGGCTTCACTGTGGCAGAAGGGCTGACTAGGAAGACGACCTTAGCAGCAGCTGCTGAGCCCTCCACCATGGCCTGCATCAAGCCCTCAAGGCTCTTCAGATCTCCTAGGTACTCTTCAATACGACCACGACCATAATCCTCACCGTCCACTACGTTGAACCGTAGGGGCAGCCAAGGGGTTGTGTTCTTTGGAGCTTTGCCGTAGGAGTCAGGAAGGATAGTCCCTTCCACTTCTTGTTTCCATCGCCACTGTCCATCCATGAGCTTTGCCCAGGTGAACACAGCGACTTCTGATTCCCCAACACTCACGTCTGTGCTAGGAGCACTGGTATTGTCGGAGGCATCATTGACATTCCTAGTTGCGTTCTTTTGGAACTCAGGTGGCAGGAACTGTCGGTCAATAGCTTCAACAGTAACGATCTCGGTGGGGTTACCCTCTCCATCACGGACGACCACATAACGGTCAAGAGGATACAACTTAACACCACTATTTCCCATGAATACCAGGGCATTCCCGGTAACAATGAGGTGCTTCATTGCCTGGTGAAGGATCACACGATCCTGTGATTCAGCAATGTTTTGCATGACAACTCTCTCCATTTTGGAAAGAGAAAGGTCAATCTCCGACTTAACGGCAGCACTCATTGATGGGTCCAAGCTGAGCTTACCATCATTGATCTGAAGCTTGAAGAAAGTTGCATTCACAGGGAACAAACTTAGCATCAGCTTCGAGGCCATGACGTTAACGCCTTTGGCGCCCATGCTCTGCCAAGGAGTGACGAGCTTCTGTCCATTCACCACACCCGTAGGGGTAAGGAGATAGGGAAGAGAAAGCGTAGCACAGTCCCTGGCAGTATCCAAGAAGATCGTTCTGTCGCTAGCCAATCTTGCGTAACGACTTGCGGCAGATTGATTTTCCATTGTTACTTACCAATACTAAGGTTGGTTGGATTAGGATTCATACCACCAATGCTGAGAGGAGACTTCATCGGAGCCATACCACCAGTGCTCAGAGGAATAGCAAGATTGCTAGTACCTTTGCTTACTTGGGCAATGCTTTCACGAGTAGTCTTGGTGGGCCTCACTGTGGTGGGCTGGGTACCAGCCGGAATCACAGGAGCCGGGGGTGGAGCAGGAGGTGCCGGAGCAGACGGCATACTAGGTGCGAGGCACATGATTACGGATTGCGTTTTGACTTAATGTAACGAATGACAGAAAGAGCACCAGCCATACGTCCTGCTTCCCACGTGGTCATCTCGTGGTCAGGATAGTTGTCTGGATACCTTTGGTCAAGATCCTCAATGAGAAGATCCAGATCCACACGTCCCCCCACCACGTCTGTGAGGGGAATCTCGGTGGCATCAAAGTAAGCACTAGCCATACTGGGGAAGGTCAGTGTTGCTGGCCTCAAAGAACGCAGGCATCCTGGCACGTTGGGTGTCGGAAAGGCCAGGGGCCTTACCACGCTCGTACAGGGAATCAGACTGGCTGATCCAGAAGTCCTTGCTGAGGTACTTGTTGATGTGATAGCCGGCTAGGCCATCTAGCATCCATCCAACAGTAGCACGGCGTAATCGGTTAAGGCTTTGCGTTGACTTGAGGCCAAGCTCGGAGCAGACCATGCTATGCGTAGCGACGTGACACTGCTCGTCACGACTGATGTCTGCTGCTGTGGTTCGGATTCCGATGTCTCCGTTGAATCGGTAGAAGGGCAGTAGGACAAAGAAAACACTCCTCTCAAGAATAGCTGCCTTAAGGATCGGATGTTCCGGTGCCTCAAGCCAGGTCCTTAGGATGTGATTTCCTTCTGCCTCTGCCTTCGGATCAGAACCATGAGCAGCGACCACATAACGGAAGGCCTGATCGTGGCGTTCCTCATCTTGGATGTTTGAAGTAAGGGCTTCAACAACACCAGCAGTTTTGGGAAGTTCCTTTTCAAGACCTTGCCGAAGGAAATCAGCGACAGGCAACTCCAGATGACGCAAAGCAAGAGCACGAAAGAAGGCATCTTCAGAACCAGGAACTAGGTTGCCCTTTTGAACAGCAACAGGAGTCCATTTGCGTTTGCGGGAAACAACCTGATCATAGGGCGAAACAGTCACAATTATTCTCCACAGGGGATACAACGATCATCAGACGGAGGAGCTTCCTCAAGAGGATCCTCATCAAACTTGAAGAACTCATGGAACTCTTCATCAAGGGCAGCCATTGCATCATCCTTTGCAAGCACATCAGGCATTACCTGAAGGGAATAGTACAGGGATGTCTGCGGCGAGATCAGCCATTTCTGAATGAAGTCTTGGTCATAGGTAACCACATCACTCCAGCTATTGTAGGAGTAGCCATGGAATAGCATGGTATTACGGAATAGTGATACCAAGCCATCAACTACCTTGTTGTAGTTGTCCCAGCCAACCTCGGATGCAACCTCCATGTCAGGAGGGTAGTGGTAGGAATCAACACCAAAGGTGCCGCTGTCACGATCCACGTTGCGAGAGATCGGTGGGGCAATCTCAGGAGCCGTTGTGAAACCCCTCAGGTCCACGTTGTTGTAGGAGCAGGAGGCAGTAGGGGCAATGGCAAAGGCACGGACCATACCCGCCTTGCGGGCGATGATGGCAGCCTTCTCAATGCCTAGTGCCATCTGGGACACCAAAAGGTAGGCAGTGCTGCTGATTGGTTGATTGGTCCGGTACTGCTCAAGGGCCTCACCAAACTGGGCATAGGTGATGTGATGATAGGCAAGGAAGTTAGCCAGACCCAACACACCGAGACCAACCTGACGGTCAAACTCAGGTGTCAGATATTCACCAGTGTCGCCAACACCAGTCTTGCCGTGAAGAAGAACCAGGCTGGTCATGCCCTCCTCAAAGGCCTCTACGATGTTGTCCTTGGTGCAAGCACCGAGGTTCACATGCTGGAGCAGGCAGGTACCCCGGCTCTTCAGATACACCTCCAGACAGACATTACCATAAATCCTGGTACCATCAGCATCGTAGCGGATCTTGTTAAGCCAGATGTCACCACGCTTGATGCCTTCAATGGTGGCAGCAATCAGGTCAGGATTGCCATCCTCAAGGAAGTATTGGTCAACATCAAGACAACGTTTCACCCATGGGAGGTCAGAACGGCTAGCATTGACAAACTCAAGAGCATCAGGATGATCATAGTCCAGATGACATACCACAGCACCGTTCTTGTAGTGCCCACCTCGGCGGAGTGTTTCATTGAGAGCAGAGTAAATGCGGGCAAAGGAGACTGGACCGGAAGCCGTCAGGCCCTTTCCATTCTCATCACCCTTGGGACGTAGGTTACTGAGGTGAACAGCAACACCAGCACCATTGCGTAGTGCGTGGGAGACAAAACGCCAGGAGGACTCAATCCCATCAGGACCCTCCATGCTATCCTGAACCACAAAGACGGTGCAGGACACGGGAAGACGACTGGTAGGATCATTGATCCAGTTCTGGACACGACCCGTGCGGGCAATAACATTGGGCGTTTTCATAATCAGAGAAGATCCTCAAGGATAGGTGGTTCATAGTTTGGCCCCTTCATGATCTTACCATCTTCGCGGCGGAGGGGCTTTCCGTTAACGAGTTTGCTCATATTGGAATGGAAGACTCGGTGCATAGCAGCATCAAGGTTCCAACCACGAGCAGCGGCATATTGGTAGCAGACAAAGACAAGATCTGCTAGTTCTTTGAGTTGATCCTCAAGAGAAATCTTCCCCTCAAGCTCACCAGAAAAGGCTTCATCAAACTCACCATATTCTTCACAAATGAGGCTGTGTTGAAGTTCGTGGACAAACTCATCAGGTGTGGAAATGGGCTGCTCCATCGCCTGACGGAACAGGATAGCCTGAGTGAGGAGGCTGGGCGTCACCAATGGCTTTGATTTTTCGGTCAACGTAGGCGCGGACTTTGAGCCAGTCATCGAGTTCGGATTCGTTAGGTTTGTAGCCAGCACGGCAGATGTATTTGATGATGTTACCAGATAGGAAGTCAAGATCTTGGTCAACAATGAAGTCCCAAACCTGAATCTTTCCTTGCTGGTAATGAGCTGGATCGTACTTACTCATGGTCGAAAAACTCTTTGTAGGCTGGGTTTCGCATGATTGCTTTGAGTTGTCGTTTCCTGAAAAATTGTCCCAATCGGGTTTGGTGGAAGGATTGTCTGTCAAACCAAAGCCTCATACCAATTGTGATTTGAAACCATAGGGAAGCAATGCGTGTTGGAAGTGCAGTGACTTGAAGGTCAAGATACCGCAGGATGTTTGGAGAAACAATGAACAGGGCAACTAGGACTGCGAGGAGTCCAAAATAGGTGGGTTCCACAGGATGGGTTGTTTGATTGTGAAGTTGTACTCAGTAGGGCGAAGGATCCTGGCAAGTCTAGCATTACGGATGGCATCATCCTCACTAAGACCTGCCTTCTCATAAGCACCTCTGATCACCTCCCACTCCTTCCCCTGTGCCCCTACGAGCAGCTTCTCAGCACCCTTGGCACCAATACCCGGTACACCCTTGTAACCATCCACAGGGTCTCCGGTGAGGCACTGCGTCCAGAACCAGTAATCGGCCTGTTCATTAGTGGTGGTGACCTCCTCCTTACCATTGAACAGACGACACGCGATCTGCTTCATGTCTTTGTCGGGACTGACCAGAACAAAGTGAGAAGGATCATTGTGGCAATGAATGCCAAGAGCATCATCAGCTTCAAGGTTAGGAATGGTTACAGTATCATAATGCTGCCGACACCAATCAAGCAGCCTACGATAGCCAACAGGCTTACGCTTGGTACGATTTCCCTTGTACTCGGGGTCAACCGTCTTCCGAAAGTTCTTGGTGTCAGAAAAGTACAGGGTGACATTGGTTGTGTCAAACTGTGTCCTAAGGTTGTTGATGTCCTGTTCAAAGGTGCGGATAACCTCTTCCAGGTTGCTGACAATCGTGATGATGTCTTCACCCCAATCCAGTTCTTCCTCGTTGACCTGGCAGGAACGGTAAGCGAAAAAATCCGCATCACACCTAATCTGAAGAGTGTTCGTGTTCTTGGTTTGTTTGGGCATTTTGTAAATAATGGAGAGCTTTGGTCAGACCTTGAATGCTATCACCTAAATTACCTAGGCCAACATTACAACTTTGACATAGCCATCTACGAAACGTGTGGGTTAGTGGATCATGGTCAAAACACATTGTTGCATCACCCCTTCCATGCGTCATAGGTTTGGCGCAGATAGAACAAGGAGTGCCTTCAGAGGGACGTACTTTTTTCATTAAGTCAACCCTCCACGCCTTTCCATAGATTTTACGGAAGGCTTCCCGTTTTGAATACTGAGAAGCTGTATTACACAATTTACATGTACTCATGTGTTGTTGGGTTCCTGATCTTCGAGTATTGTCTCGAAAGAAATCATCCCAAGGTTTCCATGTATTACATTTAGTGCACTTCCGCCCAGTTGTTTCCATCTTTAGCCTCTGAAGCAAGTGGTACTCTTAGTTTGTAATAATGGCCAGCATCTTGAATACTCCACTCAAGGATACTTTTTACAGTATCAACATGGTCAGGAGTAACGGCAAGATTCCATTCGTCGTGGATGTAAGAAAGCCATTGATAATCGATGTCATACTTGAGGCCCGCTTCAACAATCATGTTTGAAGTAATAACACCCCAACGTTTGGTCACGATAGCACCAGCACTCTGAAGCAGATAGTTCAAAGCAGCGTGTTTCTTACCTTGAAGTTTAATGGGCCGACCATCAAGACCCCTTAGCACATCACCCTCTGCCTTCTGTTTGACGGCAGTGAGAAGATCATCAAGACCAGGAATGGCAGCAAGGAACTTCTTGCGAATGTCCTTACCTAGTTTCAGGGCTTCCGTATCACCCAAACTCTTGTCCATAGTGAGCCCGATCTTTTTGTCGGAAGCACCGTAAATGAATGCGTAAGTGAGAGACTTGACAGCCTTTCGCGTGCAGCCGACTCGGTCTGCATTCTGTTGATGAATGTCGCCATTAACAACAACGTCAGCAAAAGACCCCCCGTCAAAGAAAGCGAGGTAATGACCAAGCATCCTAAGTTCAAGGCCAGAAGCATCAGCACCGACCTGTCGCATCCCCTTACCAGGCAAGAAAAGAGCGCGGCAACGTGGATCACTACTTACCTGTCCCAAGTTTGGTTTGCTGTGGGCGTTGCGACCCGTGTTGGTTGCAAGCATACACTGGTGATGGATACGTCCCTGAGGAGTCACCATCTTAAGCCATGCGTTTGCCCCATCACTGAGTTGCCCTACCCCTTTCTGGAGTTCCAAGATGCGAGCAAAGGTGGTTGCCTCTGGGGTATCAAGACCCATGAGAATGCCCTCGTCAATCTTAGGAGTGCCAGTATCGGTGAACTGATCTGGTTTCCATCCTCGCCAGGTCATGAAGGCCCAGCCAATGTGATGACGACTGGTTGGATTGAACTCCTTCAGTTTGGTGAACGGTGCATCTTTGATGTAGCCCTTGGTCTGGTTAGGACGTTTGGGAGTCATCTGGCCACCATCCACATAAGGGAAGATGCTTCTCATCCCATCAGCCAACTGATCCATCTCTGTTCGGAGAGTTGATTCAAGTTGTTGACCTGCCCTTACGTCAAAGGGCCAGCCAGATGCCTCCTGTTTTGCCATGATGCTGGCAAGATCATGTTCCAGACGAATAGAATCTTGGTAGTCGTTCAGCTTAGGGGTGAACAGCTGCACAAGTTTCATGCTGACGTGGACATCCTGCTCGCAGTAGTCCTCCATCTCCTGTGACCAGTCAGACCAGTCTGTGGTCTTACCAAACTCACCCTTGTATTCAGTGAGGCGGTAGCCCCAGGCCTCCAGGCTGTGGCGTCCGAAGAGTTGCCCAGGCATAGCAGCTGGACGTTTCCTGCTGTCACGAGCAAGGATGTCAGAGAAGAACATCCGAGACATGATCAAGGTGTCAAAGGTGGGGGCCTTTGGTTGGAAGAAAGGATAAATCTGTTGAAGAGCAGGGATGTCGTAGCCAACAATGTTGTGGCCCCACAGCTCATCTGCCTCCAGGAGAAGGGTTATCGCTTCGGTGACACTGTGTTCACCACCTTGATCGTTGAAACGAAAGATCTGTTTGGTATCCAGATCCATCGCAACAATGCAATGGACAACACTGAGCTTACGCAGCAGGCCGTTTGTCTCACAGTCAAACAGCAACCTCAATCCCACGGACCTTCCTCAGCTGCAAAGGTGGTCTCAGTGATCACATCAGGGCGACCACAGCTCGTGCAGAACATGCCAGTGGGAATCATTCTGCTGAAGAAGAACTTCTCACTGTCACATGTCAGACACCTAACTGTGTTGTGATAGCCGATTTCAAGTTGTCGTTCAGAAGTCATAGTTGTCTGGGGTTGTGGCATTGGTGTCTCGTTGTTTGAACATTGGAGTTGCATCTTCCAACATGCGACCTGTGTCTCCGTTGTAGCTAACAAATCCAGCAGGGCCTGTCTTTCCATTGAATCGGTTCTTCAATACAACCAGCTCTGAGTGACTCTCTCCAGCACTGAGGTTTCGTTGAATAGCGATAACCAGATCAGATAACTGGACAATGGCATGGGACCCTCTGAGTTGTCCGAGGGAAACCTTTCCTCCGTCTTCGTGTCCTTTGTCATTCTGTGGTCGGCGTAGGTGGCTGATGAGAATCATACCAATACCAGTCTCCTCAACAAAGCTGCGGAGTTTGGTCATGGTAACGTCAATGAGCTTGCGTTCGTCCCCCGAGTCATTACCAGACAGAAGGATGCTGAGGTGATCAAGGATGACCCACCTAACACCCTTTGCCATGGTCATGAAGCGAATGTCACTCAGAATAGCCTCAGGATCCACGGAGCCAAAGCCGTCACGAAGAAAAACATGGCCAGAGCCAATGGAAGCATCAAACGCTTGGCGGAAATCCTCTTGTGGGATGTCATTGCTGATGTGGAGTGGTTTGTTGGCCTTGACGGACATGAGACGTAAGGCGGTCCGTTGAAGGCCCTCCTCCAGTCCAATGTAGCCCACCTTATGACCCTGGTCAACCAACCCCTGTGCTACCTCTCCGCAGAGTGTGCTTTTGCCGACACCTGAGCCTGCTGTGACTGTGACCAGTTCTCTGAGTCTAAGACCACCAGTAACGGCGTTAAGACTGTTGAAAGGCCAACTAGCGTCCCGACCAGCCAGGGGGCGACTAGCGATCTCAAAGAGATCAGTTCCGTCGATGACGGTCTTTGGGGCAAACTGTCGTTTGTTCCAGATTGCTTGCCTGATGGCGTCTTGGTCCTTTGCAACTAATGCTTCATTTGCATCCTTGTATTGGTCAGTGCGGGCGATGAACACCCGCTCATGTGGAAAGAGGGAAGCACACGATTGTGCTGCCTCCTGGCCAGGACCATCGTTGTCAAAGAACAGGATGATTTCATCAAACTCCAACACCCACTTCAGTTGCTTCTCCAGTGACTTCCTGGCACCGTTGGCACCATTGGGAACACTGACAACTGGCCAATTAGGACGGGCCTGCCAGACGCT